CACGGAAAAGAAGGTGTTGTTACTATTGGTGGTACGACACTTGGCAATGCAACTGGATTTACAGTTGATACAACACACGATGTTGTCGAAGATACAGCATTAGGGAGTTCAATGAAATCTTTTTTAGTCGGTAGGGGTACATATACCGCTAATATTGACATGAACTTTGATGAAACCGATAGTGGTCAAACAACATTGGTACAGGGTGCTGAACTAACATTTGCATTTTTACCCGAAGGCAATGCAAGTGGCGATAGAAAATTTAGTGGCACAGGTATCGTAACTGGAATGTCAGTTGGTGTTCCTTTAGATGGTGTTATTACAAGAACTGTTACTATTCAAGGCACAGGCGGTCTAACAATCGGCACAGTTTAATTAAGAGTTAAACATGGCAGATAACAAGATTGATTATTTTAGTGGTGTTCGTGACCATTTTAATAGCCTAGAAACACAAGTTATTGAAGTACCCGAATGGGGGCTGGTAGGTGATATGGCTATCCATACCAAGCCTTTTAATATGCTTGAAAAGCAAAAAATTTTTAAAGGTGCTACTAATACAGATTTGATTGTTTTGATAGATGTTATAATCGAAAAGGCTCTTACAAAAGATGGCGAAAAAATGTTCAATGCTAGTGATGTTTTAGGTTTTAAGAAAAAAGCCGATACAAATGTCATTGCAGAAGTTGCTACAAAAATAATGGGAACAGGAAACCCAGATTTAGAGGACTATAAAAAAAACTAAAAGATGATGTTGAGCTTCACAATATTTTTAGTTTAGCCGAAAAGCTACATAAGACAGTTTCCGAAATCTTGCTAATGTCAGTTGATGAATTTTATATGTGGTTAGCATATTATGAAATTCAGAACCAAGAAAGAGAACGACAAGAAAGATTGGCACAGGCAAGAAGATAAATGGCAACTAAACAAGTAAATATAGATATTATAGCCAAAGATAAAACCCGTATGGCTATGAGGTCAGCCCAGATGGGTATTGATAGGGTAAAAAATTCAGTATTCAATTTAAGAAATGCCTTTTTAGGTATTGGTGCTGGTTTTATTGCAAAAGGTTTTTTAGATACAGCAAGGGAAGTTGAAAGACTCCAAGTAAGATTTAAATTTTTATTTTCAGATGTTGAAGAAGGTGAAAGGGCTTTTAAAGGCTTAATAAAATTTGCTAGTCAAGTTCCATTTAGTCTTGAAGAAATCCAAAGAGGTTCAGCAAATTTAGCTGTTGTTTCAAAAGATGCCAAAGAACTTAACACATTGTTAAAAATTACAGGTGATATTGCTAGTGCTTCGGGTTTAGATTTTCAAACTACCGCAGAACAAATACAAAGAACATTTTCTGGTGGCATTAATTCAGCAGATTTATTTCGTGAAAGAGGTGTTAAAGCTTTATTGGGATTTGAAGCTGGTGTTCAGATATCCGCAGAACAATCAAGACAACATATTTTAAAAGCATTTAGAGAAGGCACATTATCGGTTGTCGGTGCAAGTGATGAAATGGCAAAGACTTTTGACGGAACTTTGTCAATGATTGGCGATAAATTTAATTTATTTAAAATGGCTGTGATGGATTCAGCACCCTTCGACTTTCTTAAAAGGGGTGCAATGGTGCTAGAACAAGAACTTGAAAAAAATTTTGGAAGTATTGAAAAAGCGGGTCAATCGTTTGGAAAAGCATTTGTTGAAACATTAAAAGATATTCTTATGGGCGGTGCAATGGTTTTAGATTTCTTTGCCCCTATGTTTACCTTTTTAAGGAAATCTATAGTAAATTTAATTGAAATAGCACAAAGAGTACCAGCCCCATTTGATACTTTAGGAATAATTGGTTTCTTAATGTTAGGAAGAAAAGGTAAAGCCTTAGTGTTGTTAATTGGTGGATTTATAGACGATATTAGAAGCGGTTTAGGTAGCATTTTAAGTGGGATGATTTCTGTTGAAGAATTTGCCAACAAATTTACATTGCAAAAATATTTTGATTCTAAAGAACAAAAAGAATTTGTGAAAAGAATGGCAGAATTGAAATTAAGGGTAGAAGAATTAAAAACACCCCTCACAGATTTAGAAAACAAGCAAGAAGAATTAGGTGTTACAAGTGATAAATCATTGAAAACAATGAATGCTGGTTTTGATATCGGTATAGAAAAATCAGATTTTTTTACCAAGAAAATGGCAAAATTATTAGAAAAATTTAATAAAGTAGATTTAAAAGCTAAAGAATTTAATAAAACACAAAAAAATGTTTTAGAAGGTTTAAGTGGTCAAGAAACAAATATTTTACCACAGAATATGTTACCCGATATTGGGCTAACTGGTTCAGAAATGAATATTGGCTCAAGCCCAAAGATTATAGCTTTACAACAAATGGCAGATTTAGAACTAGAGATTGAAAAAGCAACATCTATTAAAAGATTAGAAATTGCTAAAGACACAGCAAGAAAAGAAAAAGAAATCATGCAACAATTTAGAAATGAAAATCTTTCAGTTATCAGAAGTGGTAAATTTCAAGAATTAAAACTTGAGGGTTTAAGTGAAAAACAGAAAAAAGAATTACTAGTTACATCGGGTAGAGAATTGTTAAATCAATTAGGACAACAAAATAAAACAGCCTTTAAACTAAATAAGGCTATAAGTATGGCTGAAGCGGTGCAAAATACAGCAAGAGGTGTAACAAAAGCATTGGGTGTTGGTAATATTCCAATGGCTATTTTAATTGGTGCTTTAGGTGCTGTTCAGATAGCCACGATTGCTAAAACAAAATATCAAGGCAGAAGGCTTGGTGGTAGAATGAACAAGGGTGAACCTTATATGGTAGGTGAAGCTGGTGCAGAAATGGTTGTTCCCGATGCCCCAAGTACAGTAATACCTAACAATAAGTTAAATTCAGTAAGTCAGCCCGTTACAGTAAATTTTAACATTAATACTGTTGATGCTAGAGGTTTTAATGAATTATTGGTAAACAGTAGAGGTACAATAATCAATTTAATTAATAATGCAGTAAATGAAAAAGGTAAAATGGCGATAGTATGAGTGGGGCATTACCAAACACAGATTTTATGGCGATAAATCTAAAAAGTAACCAAAAAACTTTGTTTAGTGAAACAGATAGTGGCAAGACTTTTAGAAGGCAAGTTCAAGGTCAGCATTTTAGTTTTACAATACAATATCAGCCGATGACACGAGCAGATTTTGCCCCAATACAGGCTTTTATTATGGCACAAAGGTCAAGAAAAGAAGATTTTACAGTTACTTTTCCTAGTTATTTCAATGCTTTAGGAAATGAAACTGGTACATTACTTGTGAATGGAAGTCATGCGGTTGCAGACACAACAATAGCTATAGATGGGTTTGCTGGTGATGGTGCTGGAAGATTAAAAGCTGGTGATTTTATCAAATTTGCACATGATAAAGTTTATATGGTTGTTGAAGACGTAACTTCATCAAGCAATTCTGCAACAGTAACAATAGAACCACCATTGCGGGAAGCATTAGCAGATAATAGTGCAGTAACTTATGATAGTGTGCCATTTAAAGTTTATTTAACAAGTGATGTTCAAGAATTTAGCACAAGTTCAAATGATAAAAATGGTAATTTACTTTTTTCTTATGAATTCGATGTTCGAGAAAGTTTATAAGTGGCTAGAGGTTTATCAAGTGCAGTAAAAACAGAATTAGCAACGGGAAACATTGACCCTGTTTTGTTAATTGAACTTGGTTTTTCTACACCAGTATATTTAACAAATGCTAGTTTTGATGTAGTTTCAAGTATTTCGGGTTCTTCAAGAACTTATTCTGCAAATGGACATTTAAAAAATATAACAACTGTAAGCGAAACAAACAATCCAACAAAAAACTCTTTAATTGTAAGTTTATCGGGTGTTGACCAAACTTATATAGCTGGTGCATTAAATGAAAATATTATAAATGATAATATTTATGTTTATAGAGGGTTTTTTGACACTAATTTTGCTTTAATATCAGAACCTTTTTTATTATTTTATGGCACAATAGATAGTTTTAAAATTAGTGATAATACACAAAAAGCAACATTGAATCTTACAGCAACATCACATTGGGGAAATTTTTCAAAAACAAATGGAAGAACAACTACTGATAATTCACAACAAAGATTTTTTAGCGGTGATAAGGGTATGGAGTTTTCTGCACTAACTGTTCGAGATATAAAGTGGGGTAGACTATGAGTATACATTTATACAATGCAGAAAAAAAAGATGTTCAAATTGTTTGCGATTTACTAAAAACCTTTAAAGATGAAGATTTGCAAAATTTAGATTATCCCGAAGTTGATGATAAAAAATTAGAAAATTTTATTAATGTTATGTTGGTAAAAGGCAAAGTTATTCTTCTTAAAGATTTAGATTTAGATGATATATTAGGTTGTGCAATTTTTAATAAAACAGAATATTGGTTTAGTAAAAGTGAATGTATTCATATACATACAATTTATATAAAAAAGAATTACCGAAATTTTAAATTAGTAACCGCTTTATTTGAAGCTATAAAAAAAGTATCGGATAATTTGCCGATGTATTTACCAGTTACAAGCGGTTTAAATATAGACCCAGTATTTAAAAAACTTGGTTTTAAAAATCTTGGCTCAAATTGGAGGTTTAACTAGTGTGTAATCCATTTGAAGTTATAGCTGATGTTGTTGAAGATGTTGTTGAAGTAGTTGTAGAAGTTGTTGAAGATGTCATTGGGTGGCTTGTTCCCATGCCAGATATTCCAGATTATGGTGAAAATATACAAGAACAAAATGCTAGGGGTGTCTTAGTCAATAAAATAAATGCAAATGCTCATGTACCTGTGATTTATGGAACAAGAAAAGTTGGTGGAAACATCGTTTTTTTAGAAACATCGGGAACAGATAATCAATATCTTTACATGGCATTAGTATTAAGTGAAGGCGAAATAAATGCTGTTTCATCATTAATAATAAATGATAATGCAGTTACTTTAAGTGGTTCATTAACCGATGGAACTCAAAGAACTGTAGCAAGTAGTGATGCTAATTTCTATTCGGGAAGTAGTTTGATAACTGTAGAAGCACATTTTGGCACAGATAGTCAAAGTGCTTCAACATTATTGTCAACTTTATCATCTTGGACAAGCAACCATAGATTAAGAGGTTTGGCATACTTAGCATTAAGATTTGAATGGAATCAAGACAAGTTTGGTTCTTTGCCAACTGTTCAAGCTATTGTGCAAGGAAAAAAAGTTTATAACCCTAATCTTGATAGCACAGTTACAGGCGGAAGCGGAAGCCATAGAGCCGACACAAGCACAACATGGGAATATTCCGACAACCCAATATTACAATTATTAGATTATTTAAGAAATGAAAGATTTGGGATGGGTATTGCGAATAGTTATTTTGATACCAACTTTGCAGATTGGCAAACCGCAACAGATGTTTGCGATACTAATATAACCCCTTTTAGTGGTGCGAGTCAGATTGATTTGATGGATAGCCATACAGTTGTCGATACTTCAAAAAAAGCTATTGATAATGTTCGTGATTTCATAAGAGGTTCAAGGGCTTATCTAAATTTTTCTGCGGGTAAATATAATATTTTAGTAGAAACAACAGGTTCAGCTTCGATTACATTAACAGAAGATAATATTATTGGAGGTATATCGGTACAAAGTAAAAATAAAAACTCAAGATATAACAGGGTTATTGTTAGTTTTATTAATCCCGACAAGAATTATCAATCAGATACAGCACAATTTCCCCCCGTAGACGAAACTGGTTTGGCAAGTGCAGACCAACATTCAACCATGAAAACAGCAGATGGCGGGTTACTTTTAGAAGGTAGGTTTGATTTTTCTATGTTTACAAGCCCATATCAAGCCCAAGAGATGGCAGAAATCATTTTAAGGCGGTCTAGGTCAAGTTTAGATATATCCCTCACAGCAGATGCTACCGCCCTTGATTTGGCTATTGGTGATTTGGTCAATATCACTCATGCAACACCAGCATTTTCAGCAAAAGCATTTAGGATTCAAGGTCTTTCTATAAATCCCGACCATACTGTAAGTTTACAATGTTCAGAACATCAAGATAGTTTTTATACATTTGGAACACAGCAAGAGGTTGCAACAATACCATCTACAACCTTGCCAAATGTTTTTACAGTTCAGCCCCCAGCAAGTGTCACATTATCAGACCAATTAATTGAGTATAATGACGGAACTGTTATTGTAGCTTTAGATATAGCGATTGGTGCAAGTACAGATAATTTTATTGATTTTTATCAAGTTGAATACAAACTCAGTAGTGATAGCGATTTTATAATTTATGCACAAGGTTCGGGTTTAAACCATAGAGTTTTAAATGTGATTGACCAGCAAACCTATGATGTAAGAGTAAAAGCGGTTAATACTGTAGGTGTTTCTTCAAGTTATGTATCGGCTCAAAGAACAATAGTTGGTGCAATAGCCCCGCCTTCAGATGTTACAGATTTTTCCGCAAATGTTTCGGGGCAAGAAGTTCATTTATCCTGGGAAGCTGTAGGGGATTTAGATTTAGCCTTTTATAATGTGAGATTTTCAGAAGAAACAGATGGTACAGCAGATTGGCAAAACTCAGTTGCTTTGGTAGAAAAAGTATCAAGACCAGCAACATCAGTAACAGTACCCGCAAGACAAGGCACATATTTAATTAAGGCTGTTGATAAACTTGGAAATTTTAGTTCAAATGCAACAGCAATCATTTCAAATGTAACAAGCACTTTAAATTTTAATAATATTACATCACAATCCGAACACCCAACATTTAGCGGTACAAAGACAAATGTTGTTATACTAGACGATGCAATAGAATTAGATTCATCAGAATTATTTGATAGTGCAAGTGGTAATTTTGATGATGACACAACAAGGCTTTTTGATAGTGGGGTTGCAAATGCAGATTTTGTTTCATCGGGTAATTATGAATTTTCTAATGTTATTGATATTGGGGCAAAACACACAGCAAGGATAACAGCTTCTTTAACACAAACATCAGATAACCCCGATGATTTATTTGATGCAAGAAGCGGGAATTTTGATGATGCAAGTTCAAATTTTGATGGGGATACACCCGCAAACTGTAATGCACATTTAGAGATAGCAACAAGTGATGACAATAGCACTTTCACAGATTTTAGGGGTTTTGTAATTGGTGAATATGAAGCTAGATATTTTAAATTTAGAGTTGTATTAATTTCAAGAGATAATGCAAGTACACCAGTTGTTTCACAAGTAACTGTAACAATAGACATGATTGACCGAATATTTAGCGGTAATGATATTGTTTCGGGTACGGGTACAAAGTCAATAACATTTACCAAACCATTTAAAACAACAGGTTATGCAGTAGGTGTTACAGCTCAAGGTATGGCAACGGGTGATTATTTCACAGTTTCAAATAAAGCAATTACTGGTTTTGATGTTGCTTTCTTTAATAGTTCAAATACTGGTATTTCTAAAACTTTCGATTTTATTGCAAAAGGATTTTAAAAGGAGTATAAATAATTATGGCACAAGCAACAGATTTTACTATAGCAAACCAATCATTTCCCTCATTTAGAAGTGATTTAAACACAGTTCTAGGTGCAATTAATTCTTTGAACTCGGGGACATCAAGACCAAGTTCTGCAACAACGGGTACATTATGGCTGGACACCACAACATCAACAGCCCCGATACTTAAATTTTTTGATGGTTCAGATGATATTACATTTGCAACATTTAATACATCTGCAAATACAGTAAATGTATCAGATTCTGCAACAGACGTAGTTGGAGATACTACCCCACAATTAGGGG